TGGTGCCGACCCAAGACCTACTGCTTCAAAGGCAGTTGTGCAGATGCTGCTACACCACATCCCCGCTCGATTTCAAAGAACGTTTTGCTACGTCCGCGTCATGCTCCGCCTGGCGCTTATCCCGGCAGTCCTGACATAGTGTTTTGACCCAAAACCCGTTCGGTAGTGCGTTTGTCCAGACCTTCACGTAATGCTGGCTGGCCCCCGACCACTGATTGTTCCAAAACCCACATTCCTCACAACACGATTCCGACGCGACCTCAAAGACATCCACCAACGTCTGCGCCCACTCGGGGCCCGTGAGGTAAATCCGGAGCGTCCCGAACTTCTCTTTGATCTGATGGATGTCAATGCTCGGTTCAAGTCCACACACCTCTAGAAATGGCTTGACCAACTCGCGGTCCCATCCGTCTCCGGTGTGCTTGTGTTGCTTTGCTTCCTGCGGTGTCATAACGAACTCCAAAGATGGCAGTGACGACGGGTGCTGCCCCCGCTATTTCCGGCGTGACAGGCCGGTGGCTCTGCTAGTTTGCCCTCATCACTGTATGACCAATACGGACGTGATCTTCGCCTTCCGTGTCCGGATGTATTCGTCTACATCCGTGACAGTCAAGTCGGTGTCAATGACCTGACCCTGTTTCAGCACGTTGACGTGACCGATGCCCCCTAGATACATCCCCAAGATTCCCGTCGTCGTATAGCGATTGAACCGACGACGCTCTTTCAACTTCGCTCCAAGCCGCTTGGCGATCCGGACAATCTGTGTCATCCACAGTCCGTTTGCCCCTACGTCCTTGTCCTCTTTCGACGCCGCGAGGTAAACTTCCTCATACGGCTTAGACAGGAACACGCTCAGTGCCCAGAGTCCGCAATCATGTTCTCGTCGTCTGGGTCCGATGAGAACGCTGGCAGGAGTGGTAGGAATCGAACCCACGTCATTCGTTTTGGAGACGAAGGTAATAGCCACTATACGACACTCCCAAACTGGTACTCGGAGAGGGAATCGAACCCCCAACCTTCGGTGTGTAGGACCGCGGCTCTACCGTTGAGCTACCCGAGTATGTGGTGGCGTGAGGAGGAGTCGAACCTCCGGTGTTCACCCAATGGGTCACGGGTTTACAGCCCGCTGCGTTCGCCACTACGCTTACCACGCCACATTACTCCACCTTCAAGAACTCCGCTCTGCGCTCCATCTCCGCAAACACAAGCACCCTAACTTCGTATCGTCTCATATGTTCACGACCTCCCTTTGTATATTTAAGGCTGTGTAAACTTGTTCATACGTGAACGTTCACAACATCGTAAACATAAGGGTTTTTGTGAACATTGGAGCCGCGTGCGGGTTACGCTCCTGCGTCACATGCTTACCAAGCACGTATTCTACTATTGAACTAACGCGGCTTTCTGTGGTCCGCCCACAAGAACAATCCCACAACAGCGAGCACAACGATACCAATAAGTGCGGCCGCAACGATATGATACGTCTCCATAACCACCTTCAACTGGAGCCGGCGAGAGGATTCGAACCTCCAACTCCCTGCTTACAAAACAGGAACTCTGCCGTTGAGTTACACCGGCCAAACGTAAGGGAGCGACGGGTCCTCAATCCATCCGAACTGTCCGTACCACTCCGGTTTTTTTCGCAACAGATTGGCACGGTGAGACGCGCTAAACGCTGGGTCCCACATCCAATCCGGAAACTTCTCTGACCACGTCTGCGGGAAGCGAGAGAATAGGTTGTCCACGTACCCACGCGCAGCCCACTCCACGCACATGATCCGCCCGTAGACGGATAGCGCCAACTCATACCCCCGCCACATTCGAACGGCAGGATGGTTGCGCCATCCGCTAGACTCGCCCATCAGAGTCCGATAAATCTGCCACGCTTCCACGCGCTGCTTCCCGAGTCGTTGCCGGTCCAGCACTTTAGCGGACGACGCGCAAGACAACATCGGGAGTTTGTCGATCACCACGGGGAGAAACGTCTGCATTACGACAACCCACCTACTTTCCACGTTCGGTGCAACATCGCAGGGTCTATTGCGACCTCACGATAAATGTTGACCAAAGCTCATAGTATATCAGGAAACTCCTTCAATGTCAAGCGAATTCCTGGCCCTTTAAGACGGGCATCGCGGTCAACCCAACAAATCAACGTCGCGCCCGTGTCCTCACAGAACAACTCTACCTGAATTCGCGACACGATACCCTACCATTCGCACAACACAACAGCATATTGGAGCGGACAGCGGGAATCGAACCCGCATCATGAGCTTGGAAGGCTCAGGTAATACCATTATACGATGTCCGCACTGGAGCTACCAGGTGAACTTGCAGCACCCTCTCCCGCTTACGAGGCGGGCGCATCGCTATCTATGCTTTGGTAGCACATGGAGCACCGTGCTGGAATCACACCAGCGTACCTTGCTTTGCAGGCAAGTGCGTAAACTACTCCGCCAACGGTGCGTGGAGCGGCTGGCGGGGATCGAACCCGCATCTAAGCGTTGGCAACGCCTTGCACTACCATTGTGCTACAGCCGCATTACCGGCCCTTCCGTGCGCGACGACGCTCGCCCCGCTTAGACTGGTGCTTCTCAAACCGCGTCTTGCAGATGAGTCCCCAGCCCGTGAGGTGCTCTCGCACACGGTTCTTCATATCGAACTTGGCACACTCTGACAGTCCCATTTCCTTGAACTTCGTGCCCGTGCCCTGTTCCGTTGTTACCGTTTCATTCGTTTCAGTCATCGTGTCTCCCAAAATCGTAGAACCATTATCACACATGCCATGCCGCTTGTCAAGCACTATTTACGGCAAACTTCGGAGTCCCTGTTGCGCGAGTAAGAGCGTGTCTAGGACTTTCGCTCGATTCGTCGGAGTGCCTGGCATACTTGCTTTCTTAGACTCCGCATAGTCTACCAACTCCCACTCGGAAAACTGCTCGGCAGTCAAGTCCACAATCGTCCCGTCCGGCCAACGCATGAAGTAGTGTTTCGCGTCCTGTCCCGGAACAGCAACTCTGAACGCGAACGAACCCGCTGGCGCTCGGAAATGCGCCAACCACTCCGTCACCACATAGTCAAAGTAGCGTGTCGGATTTCCGTCACTCCACGCTTTCCGGAATTCCCCCTTCAAGAAATATGGTGCCATGTGCCGCAACGCAAGATGGAGATCATCCCGGTTGACATTCGCATGGTGAAACATCGCTTCGGAGACCGCAAGTGGAATCTTCATAGTGTAATGGTGGGTGCGGGGAGGTTCGAACTCCCTACCTGACGGTTAAAAGCCGCCTGCTCATCCATATGAGCTTCGCACCCGTTGGTGCTGGCGGCAGGAGTTGAACCCACATCTACCCGGGTAGAAACCGGGAGCCTTTGTCCGTTAGACCACGCCAGCAGTGTGCTTATCGCCGTGTTTGAATCTCTTCCTCATGACTTCCACTGCCTTGTCTACTCCGAACTTTCCGAATATCACGAATCCGATAACGGGCAAGAACATCACAAAGAGCGCGCCCATGATCGGGGCTTTGATGAGCATCCAAGTGATCTGCCAGTTGTTAAGCGTTGCGAATTTCTGTTCGTCCATGATGTAACCTCCTACTAGTATTGTAGCAGGAAACTGTCATTTTCGAGTCCGAGATGCGTAGATTAAAGTCCCTATTCTACGCAGAATTATTCCGGATACTCCCCGAATCCCATCGGCGTCACGATAATCTTGGGGCGGTTCCACACGAACTTCGGATTCCGAATGCCGTGTGTCTTATTTAGCCACCACGCAAGCATCCGTTCCGCTTCGTGCTTGTTGATGCCCGCTGCCTTGGTGTAGAGGCACAGCCCAGCGCCCTCACCAGATTCCGCGTAGTTCACTGTCTCAAGGTCTTTGAGGACCCGCTGATACGTTGCGTCCTCGTCACGGTACCAAGATTGGCGTTCTTCCTTCGTCGTCGTTCGCGCTGGGCGGAGAGAGTCCAGCACGTTCACCTCGTCCGTATCCTCACGATTCCGGATATCCTCATGGATCTTGAGTTCAACCTTCAGTTCCGCGTCACACTCCAGACACGGCGCAGCACGATAGACAGTGCGCCCGGGCTTACCCTTCCAACGGAGATACACATCATCCCACGGCACCCGAGCATCCGGATACTGTGCGAACGGGAAATCAGCAAAACAGCGAATGCGTTTGCGAGCCATCAGTCGTAGTCCGGTTCATATCCATAAAGCCAATCCTCACCATACGTATAGGGCCGGAAGTCATCACACTCCGGGTCGTCACCATACTTATAGGTCAGGAAGTCATCATACTCCTGGTCCGTCATGTGAACGCGACTGGCAACGTCTACCTGTAACTCCCCATCAAATTGCGGGGGAAGCTTTGGGTTGTCGTTCTTCAAGTCGTCCGCGGCCCGTTCCCGGATCTTGCGAACCTGGACCATGCGATTTCCCTCACAGTATCCGCATCCGCCGTGAGGACGACACGCAGGGTCAAAACGTGCGCTACGCCGCCAAGGCTTTCGATGTTCCTTCCCGTGCTCAATCGCTTTTTCTAGACTCACGGGCGAATCTCCTAAAGAGTCCCAACGCTCCCAACCCCGTTGCCATGAGCAATATTCCACTAGGCTCAGGCACGGGTGTCGGAGGAAACTGCTGCGAAATCACGATCTCACATGGTGTCTCCTCGGGCTCCTCAATAACAGGACCGGGTGGCGGACACAACGGACACGGGCCCGACCAACGGGCATCCACCCACAGACCCGCGAGACTCGCAAACGAATACTTCGGCATGAATACATCGTTTCCGATCCATGTCAGACTCGGATCGAATCCCCGGAATCCCGCGCCATCAAACGTCCACCCCGCCCACTCATCGCCAGTCGCATCATCGGGATTAAAACCGAACTGCCCTGAAACCCATACGCCTCCCTCTGTCTCCGTATAGGTCAACGTGAGATATGTGACCTCCAGCCCAGTCGAGGGATTCGACGCATTGAACGTCAGGATGATTGGGTCCGCGCTCGCGAGAGACGCACAGAACAAGCACATTACTACAAGCGAAAATAGTCGGCGCATGGTTTCCTCGATGATGGTCGGAGCGGAGGGAGTCGAACCCTCAAAAGGCAGTGTTTGAGACTGCTGCGTATGCCAGGTTCCGCCACGCTCCGGAAATCTTACTCGTCCTCTTCCACGTAGAACACACGCTCACGGAGCTTCTGAATCTTGTCCGGATTCAATTGCTCGGCGCGATGCTGTGCTTCTGCCTTGGCGCGTGCCGCACGTTCCGGGGACACCGGACCATACAGCTTGGTGACGATCTTCGTCGCCCCACTAATTCCCGTCACGATCAACGTTGGTTCACTCATCTACGGCTCCAGAATCAAAACACGCTTACCCGTCTTACGAGCGTAGCGCACAGTTGCCCAAGTTCCCGACCGGAGTTCTTCCGTCATTGACTTGGGAGCAGCAATCACCATGTCGGACGCATCCACGATAGCCCGATTCCGTTCCAGATACGGGCGAGGACGCGCTACGTGTGAAGACACCCGAAACGCCCGCTTCTTTGCGTCATCGGGCGGATGGACCCAGATTTTCTTGGCACCAAACGCCGCTTCCGCGACCTCATGCGCCTCGGAATCCGCGCCCATGCAATCCCCATGATGGAACTCCGTGACCTTATCACGATTCTGCCAAAGGATGTCCGCGAGCTTTTCTGTCTGTCGCTCCGTCATTCCCTGTTGCGTTCCCGTGAATCCGATCTTCATGGCAAACAGTATAGCACGTTAGAACGTCGCTGTCAAGACAAAACCGAATCGTGTCGGTGAGACGTTTGGTGCTTTGCCGAATGCTATCAACGGAGACGCCCACAGGTCCTTGAATGGCTGCTTCGGGATTCTTCCCAAGTTTATCGAGGCAGGGAGCAATCCTGGCTCAATCACTCCGGGAGAAATGAATGCCACAGGAGTCAGCAATGACAACGTGTTGTCCTCAGCAGCCTTACTCGTTCCTCGTTTGAGCCACTGGAGTCCCACCACACCACCAGAGACGCCCTTCTTTGCCCCTGTATCGTAGGACCCTCCGAATCCCGCCTGAATACTCCCCGACAATCGCCATTTTTTCGGATTCGGAGTCGCACTCACGACAATCGTGCTGGCGTCCGACATCTCCGTGCGCGTCTCACCTGGACCAATCTCAAAAAGTCGGGTCTTAACGACGGGCTTTCCGTCCTTGTCCTTTCCGATAGCAGCAATCGCTTCGAATTTCTGATCTAGTTGATACGTTGTCTGTGATGCTGTCGCGTCAAACGTCAGGCGCCAGTCCTTGAAATGCGCCTCCGGAGCACCAGGAGTCGTCACAAATACGGTCTTGACTTCCGGGGGCGCGACAGTCGTGGTCTTGAGCATCGCAATCGTTTCCGTCAGTGTTGCGATGCGGAGTTCCGCCGCGGCAGCCTCATTCAAGAGGCGAGTAACTTCCTTTGTGTCGCGGACATACTTGGTGACTGTCTTTGTGACGATCTTCTCAACAGGAACGTCCACATACTTGACGTTCTCCACGATTCGGACTTCGGGCTTGGGAGGCTCCTGCCACTTGTTGGTGCCCCACACCCCGAGTCCGATTCCCATCAACAAAACAAGAAGGTAAGACGAAATGATTTTCGTCCACGGCCGATTGAAGAATTCTACGAGAACAGGGATTGCCATACTCTTTCACCTCATGAAAACGGGTTCAAGAGTATGTATCTGTTTCGTTAGGCGCGTGAGTAAGTGTTGTGGTTGTAATAAACGACAAGAGCCGTACCGATAACGAACGTCGTACCGATTGCGAGTGCCAAAAACATTGGGTTCCTTTTGATTAGAGTGAATGGTGGGCTCCGTGGGAGTCGAACCCACATGCCATTCGTTTTAAGCGAACGAGGTATGCCAGTTCCCTTCAGAAGCCCGGAAACGAATATCCCCACTTGAAGATACCGATATTCACAGGGTGTCTAGAACGCTGTGACGTTCACGGCCACCGTTAGAGGTGGAGAATATTCGTGGTGTTGCCAGACACGCGCGTGTCTGGCAAGTTGGTTGCGGGAGCAGGAGTCGCGCCTGCCATGTCTTGGTTATGAGCCAAGCGTGTCCACTCGTTCACCTTCCCGCGATTCGTGGTCGCTGGTATGGGAGTCAAACCCATCTAGGACGCCTTATGAGGACGTTGCCTTATCGCTCGGCCAACCAGCAACAAAATTTCAGTGCTGTATTTATACGGCTCCCGAAGTCGTGTTGAGATTCCGGTTGATGTTCTCGTTCTCGGCAGCCTCGTTGACTGCCTGCGCCTGCGCGAGTGTGCCGGTCAACGTTCCGCCGGTGCGCAGCACGGACGTGTAGCACGATACCGTATTCAGTCCCGCCTTCATACCCTCGCTCGTGTATGAGTAGTTGGTAATCCAACGCGGCTGCACACCGTAGGACGTTCCCACATCAAACGAATCGATGTTCGCTCCCAAGAACAAGAAGTCCCAGCCGTATTTGTTTGTCTGGTGTTCCACCATGCTCTTGAGCTGCGCCTGTGAGAACTCGCGCGATGCGTTCTCTTCTCCATCTGTCATCACTACAATGGCGACCTTGTTAGGACGCTCCGACCCCGGAAGCGACCGAAGACGCGCTCCGACGGCATTGATTGTGCGCCCAATCGCGTCACGCAACGCAGTTGAACCTCGTGGCACAAAGTGAAGCGACGGACTCACGTTCTGGATCGGTACCGCGGTGAACGGTGTCTCATACTGGTCGTCAAACTGAACGAGTGACAACACGCACTCGCCGACCTCGGTCTTCTGCTTCTCGATGAACGACTTCCAACCACCTACCACATCGTTCGCCATGGAACACATGCTTCCGCTACGATCCAGAATGAACGTGATGTCTGTTCTATTTGTCATGCTTTCCCCCGCGTGACAACTGAATAACAGGACCCTCGGAACTACATCAATCCCGAAACTTTCATGAGTGCTCTAGATTATTACGCAACGTCGCTCCATGCTGTTGCAATCAGCACTTCAACACGAACGGGGAGATTAGCTCCCAGACCTACCGTCTACTGATAGGCTATTAAAAGTATAGCTACCAGCTAGCCATCCGCTCGTCTGTGACTTGTCAGGGTTGCGCTGTCACAGCCTCCAGATACGCTATCCTCGGCACCCCCATATGTACCCCACACACCCCTTTGTGTGAGTGCATTACCCCCGTAGAACGAGGTTTTCTGCCAGGGTCCTGTTATTCAGTTGTCAAAGAGCGTGCGATTGAGTATTCAATATAACTCTTTTCACACGCGCTGTCAAGTAAAAAGTTGGTGCCCGGGACAGGAGTCGAACCTGCAAAATCGTGGTTCTAAGCCACGCACGTATGCCAAATTCCGTCACCCGGGCACTCGCATCGCCTGCCGCGCAATAGGTATATATGCGCGAAGTTCACCGGTTCCGCTTACGGGACGCCTTGGCTAGCTTTTCCCTCTTTCGACGCTTGGCAACTCGTCCCTTGAGCGCCCGAAGATTTTCCTTCTCCCGACGCTTGTTGATCTTCTCGGCCAGGAGAATCCGAGCCGCATGGGCCGCTCGCTGGTACATCTCTTCCCGACGTGCTGCGATCTGCTCCGGGGTCTCCGGAACCGGGCCCGCATTCGGGTCAACGATGACGTTGTTCTCCGGACGTTCGCTATCTACAATCTCATAGACGAGTTTGTCGTCTTGTTCCTGCATGTTACTTCTCCAACGCAAGAACGATCACCGCGACCAAGGTGATGACGAAAGCGAGCAGGAAGCTAATCCAGATCGGGGACAGCACCCACCACCAACTCCAGTCGATGTAGCCAGTCAGCTTGAGACCGATGAACAAAATCGTCAACAATCCCGTGAATCCGATGCCACCGCTCTTCGCACTTGACGATTCGCTCACTTGCTTTCTCACTTTCAACTTCATAAATACCCCAAAGGATGGTCGGGGAAGAGGGATTCGAACCCCCGGTCTCTTGCTCCCAAAGCAAGCGCCTTGGCCAGGCTAGGCTATTCCCCGACGAACATTAACAGTATCTCACACTTTCCGCTGCTTGTCAAGCACGGACTTCGGAATCTCATCGTTTTCCAGCGTCACCTTGAACATACAGTTGCCGTGGACATGGTAAACCACCACACCCTCTGGCTTCATGAATCCGGGTGCCGCAACACTTCCTGTTGCGCGGAGTTCCGCGACAGCATTCTCTACCGCGTTCGTCGTGAACGGTCCTGAATAGAGAATCGGCACAACTCCACAGCATCCAGGCAGGGGAGTTAGTCCCTCGGCATCCGAGCAGATCGTCTTCCACCGTGACGTATTAAACAAGGAGAACCGCTTGTCACCCTTGGTGAGACCATAGCCCCGGTTGATGCCAAAACCCCACCACTCTCCGAAATGTCGTCCCGGTCCGAGCTTGAGTAACTCCTCCCGGTGCTCCTCGACCCACTTCGCAAATCCGTGGTTGTCTTCCGTTGGTGTGATCCAGCGGGAACGACTCCCCGCACGAAGCACGAGGCCCGTCTCGTCAATGAAAATCTGGGCGTTCGTGCCGTCGATCTTCTCGGTGATGATACAATCCCGGTTCAATCGCGGGATTTTGTTGAACTCTCGAAATTCGCTGTCGCCCATCGTCTTCTCCAAAGTGGTCGGGGCGGCAGGACTCGAACCTGCGTGATCTCGGTCCCGAACCGAGCGCGTGACCTCTACGCTACGCCCCGATATGATGGAAGTGGAGGTCGGGATCGACGCGCTTCGAATCGCTCCCCCGTTGCCTCCTAACGTGGCTCCCACACGGGTAAACCTTACCATCGGGCGTTTGTTTGCCCCATCCGCTACGGGGCTTCAATCATCGGGGGTTCACCCTCCCCTGACTAGCCGGGAGCGTACCCGGCGCGGCTCTTACTCGGCCGTGATGACGATGTAGAATCCGCCATAGTAGCCGTTGTGCTCGTTGTGCGACTCCAACACCAGCGTCCCCTTCGTCGTCTTGATGCGAAGGAACTGAACCTCGTGGCACTCACCATACTCATCTTCATTACCCGGAGCATCCGCAAGCTCCACGTCGCGAATCGTGCTCCCGACATAATGCTTCAGGTCGTCATCTGTCGTCATGTAGCGGCGCTCGCAACAGGACTGACCATTGTCCCAAATGCGGAACTTGGTCCCGTCCTTGAACTCCACGCGAAGCCCCTCGTCCGCGTCAAGTGACAGCGCGGCGATCTTCTTCTTGCCGTTAACGGCCTCGTCGAGCAGTTTCGTGCCGCGGTCTTCACCACACAACATGTTGATCATCACTCCCATACCCCACTGCGACATACAACTACCCTTCTTTCAAATGGCGGAAGCAGGACGATTTGAACGTCCGCATCCCTTTCAGGATGGTCTCTGTTTAGCAAACAGGCACATTACCTGGCTCTGTCATGCTTCCGTAATGTCTATTATTATAGACGTTAACCCCGTTAGCGTCCATAATAATTGCTCTACACGTTTTGTGGGGTGGCTGACGGGTAACGCTCCCGCTAGTGAACAGGTTCACAGCCTGTCGACTCGCTATCTGTCTCCAACCACCATAATGCTTACTGACCGGGTTTGGGGTATGGGTTCTTTTCCAGCCCAACGGTCTTGGCGTCTTTCTCCGCTCTCCCATCCAATGCACGCCAGTAGAGATACTTCCCTTCAGCGACGTGCTTTTCGATCTCAAGGTCAGGATTCGCTCTCTTGACCACATTCGCGGACGATGAACCGTGTCGCGTCAGTTCCAGCACGGGCACCGACCACTTGGTCGCTGGATGTCCAAAGAACACCGCTGCCACGGGCTCAGGATTGTCTCCGTCAAACACGGCGCAAACGACCACCGTTGCTCGCGGCAAACGTCCCAAGTAATGATACTTCATGAGCAAGTCCGACGCGGCCTTGGCGGGGACCGGCTTCATGACATATTCCTCGGGAACGTAATCCTCTGATACGAATTGAGCAAATCGTTGTAGCATCATATCCGCATTTAGAGTTGGGACGCTTTGGGGTGTTCCCGTGCGTCACGGATTAGCTGACAGTAGAAAACCGCGTCCCAAGCTGTCCGCAGCGTGATTTCCGGGGCGCCTCTCACAAAGCATTCTGAGCATCCGGCATTCTCTGCGTAATTCTACGTCCCCCACTGTTTCTGGTCGGCCCGGTGGGAGTCGAACCCACAGAAACAAGCTCCTCGGGCTTGCGCGTATGCCAGATTCCGCCACGGGCCGAAAACATCTTGGCGGAAGGTGAGAGGATCGAACTCCCAAGGCTGTTTAGGCTCGCTTGTTTTCAAGACAAGTTCCGTCGCCGGCCGTCGGATTGACCTTCCAGATTTCAAAGTCCCCGTCTCTCCGGGGTGCCTCATGTTGCGTCGACTACGCCGTTATGATTCGGACCAGGTGCGGTAATGACGATGCGTTTCGGAGGTTTATCCCCGCCGGTACCAACGAACCCCCTCTACCTGGCTCACGCATCTTGTTGCCCGGGTCAACCGGGCGATGTGTTAGACACCCAAACGCAAGGCGCTGTCAAGCTCTGCCCGAATGAAGTTGTCCAACTTTGACGCTCGCAGGGCTCGCTCGAACGCTCGCGCACGACCCTGCGCCTTGACGAACTGGTCAAAGTAATGGCAGACCGAGAACCCGTAGGACAGCGGGACTGTCGTGAATGTCGGAATGAAGTCCGTGGTCAACGGGTCCAGTGTCTCGGTCTGGTCCAACCGCGCGATCTCACACAGCGTCACGCGCCGGCGAAGGCTCTTGGCGAGCCCGTCAACGATCTGCCGAAGACCGCCCGGGGCGCCCGGAAGCGTGTGCTTGATGTCGTGTGCTGAATGAACAAACGTGACTGCGTATGTGACGCCATCGCCTGCTGTGTATCTCATGATGTCTCTCCGTGTGCGCTCTGGGCGCGTTTGATTGTGGCTAGTATCTCACAGGACATTGTATTTGTCAAGTGATTTGTGCGCCGACTCGGGACCATGGCAGTTCACGCCAGCGCACTTTTACGCTGTCCCTGACCGATTGGTGCCGCTGGATGGAGTCGCACCACCTACGCGCAGGGCTTCAACCTGCCGCTCTACTGTTGAGCTACAACGGCGAATTTGGCTCAAGGACGTGGATTCGAACCACGATCTCCGAAGTTAACAGCTTCGCGCTCTACCGTTAAGCTATCCTTGAACATAACTGGTCGGACGAGAAGGCCCTGCCCCTTCCACCTGTCGGTTATCAACCGACTGCTCTACTAATGATGAGCTATCGTCCGATGGTGTCCCCGAGAGGAATTGAACCTCTATCATGACGTTCGTAGCGTCGTATCCTATTCCGTTGAACGACAGGGACAAATCGTCGGGGCAACCCCATCAAAGAGGACTCCACTCGCTTTCACTGGCGCCAACGCGCCGGGAGATTACGCCCCAAACTCTACTTCATGATACTCTTGAACTGAACCTTACCAGGCTTCAGTGCAGCAACCTTGTTCACGAACTCCTGAACCCCTTGCTCGTCCAGCCAGCCCTTGACCTGGTCTGCTTCGTCGGACAACTGAACTAGCTCATCGTCCCATAGTGCTGCCACCTCGTAGAGACCCTGCGGACCCCCATACGAATACTTGTGACACACCACGGACACGACCCAGCCGTTATCCAGCTTGACCCAGCCGTGCTTTCCATTGGCCCAGTCAACACGCTCCCACTCAAAATCCGAAAAACGCTTCTCTCCCATGATATCCTCCGAGGCGGCGGAGCTACAGGATGACCCCGTGATCTAACGCCTCTTGAATTCGCTCCGCCGCCTCCCGCGCCGCGCGAATCCGCTGCCGAACTTCCTCGATAGCAAGCGGTCGCCACTCCGTCACTTCAATGCTAACGTTCAGATACTTCGGTCCCAGGTGCCCCGGGCGCACGTTGTTATGAACGTGTCCGTGAACGCATGTCCAACGGTCCTTGATGCTGTCCAGCACAATCGGAAAGTGCGACAGAATCATGTCGTCAAAGACCCGCGTTCCATAAATCTCGTCAAAGAACGGGAGGTAATACTTCATCGGAAAGATGTCGTGATTCCCTCGCACCAGTCGCTTGTGTCCGTTGCAACGTCCCACGACCTCAATCTTGTGACGCTTCATGGACACGTCGCCCAAATGGTAAACCTTATCCTGCGGACGAACGACCTTGTTCCAATTCTCAACCAGCGCTTCATCCATCTCATCCGCGGTCTCCCACATCGGACGCATTCGTTCTCCCGTAGGAGTCAGGAAACGCAGGATGCTTTCCTGTCCGAAGTGAGTATCACTGACGATAAAGATGTTGCTCATAACTCGGGGGCGTCCTGCCGTTAGACGACGGCACTTGTCTAGGAGCCGCGGCTCCGTTACACCAACTTGGGCATCAATCAAGCAGGATTATCAATCCTAACCCGGTGGGAATCGAACCCACATTACCCCCATCTTGGTGGACGCGACAGGAATTGAACCCGCATGACTACGGTGCAAACGTAGCATAATCCCATTATATGACGCGCCCAAAACTTTGCACTGAACACGTTCAGCGACTCAACGAAATACAGTATAACACAGCAATTCTGCCGTGTCAAGCACTATTTTAGAAACTTTGCCGGATGACTTGCCGGTATTTAGCGGACAGTGAGGAACACTGACGCTTGGGAGGCTGAACATCCTGCTTCGTCCGCGGCGGAGATATTCATCAGGTATCGTCCCGCACGGGGCAGTGGTCCTAATGAGAGCGTAATGGTATTTCGCATATCGTCGCCTGTAAAGTAGAATGCCGGTTGCCCGGAGCCAACTAACGAAACTGAAATCGATGTCACGGGACGCACAGAATCTATCGTGAGCACCACCGGAACATAACCACTTGGTGACCCGTTCGCCTGCGTGCCCTGCACAATCGTCAAAGGACGCACTGACGTTGGTGTCGCCTTACAGTATGTATACCGCACCTGCTCCGGAGTCACTTCGCTCGATTCACCACACTCGGTTGTGCCGCACGCGATGAGACGCAACACGTAGCTCTTACCAAATGGTAGGAACACGGGAATGTCCTTGAACAACAGGTTGTAGACCACAGGAGGGCCCGGAGACCCGATAGTGACCTTGGACTTTGGAACGTCCTGCGCGACCACTCGCGTTACGAGCGGCTGCCCAGTTGCGGGGGCAATCCAGAATTCCGCGACATAATGATCCGTGATATCGTAATCATCATGCTCAAACGCTAACGTCGTCGGATTGTAGAACGTCTGTGTTGTCGCGGAAGCAACAACAGTGAGACAGAACAGCAACGCGAGAATCAGCTTTTTCATAATGGTAGACGGGAGTGGTTTACAAGGCCACTCCCGTCTTCCTGGGTGATTACTGCTCGGAAGGAACGCCCGCGGTCACCACGAGGCTTACCGCTGCTCCTGCCTCAACGATGAGGTCTAGCGTCCCGGACAACGGCGTTACGCCCGCTCCAAGATCCGCATCAGCCTCAACCACAACCTGTGCTGTACCCGGGAATCCCGCGAGCACCTCACAGCTTAGACCGTCCGCTGCCGGCACGAGATTCGCCACGCTGCCGTCAGACACGGACCACACGGGAACACCGTCAACCTTTGCGGGATATCCCTTCGCATCCACCGGCTGAATGCTAAGGGTAACTTTCTGGGTATCTATAAGTAGCAATGCCATCGATTTGTCTCCTGATTGGGGCGTGAATTGAATCGTTCCCCCGTCTGTTTGAACCGTCCAACGAAATCCAACTGCACGTCGCTTGTGGCGTTGAAATAGGCCGACTAGGAATTCCCAAAACTCGTCCATCTCTTCGTCCTCGCCACCACCACAGCAACAGCCGCACTCATCGTAATACCGGGCTGTTCTGTATCTTCGCATGTTCGTATTTATACGACTCTCTTAGTCGGGATTAATGTCATCGAAAATGACTGGATACACGCGCTTGAACTCTACCAACAACGGGACCGACACCTCTCGGAATTGAGGATGTGCGCTTGGGTCCGTCCGGAGCCTGAAGAAATGCCGCCACTCTCGTAGATTGGCAGTCATGATGAGTTCCGTCTTCAAGCTGTTGGGGAGCACCGACCGAGCAATCTGTGGTTTGACACCGCTGTCGATCATCTGGAGGTATATAGCTTCCGCCACACCCATCGCCTTAACCCACAACGCCTCATTCTCTTCCGTCTCAAACGGGGGCTTGATGAACACGACCCCCTTGCGCTTGTAGTTACAATACCGAGTGCTCTCTTGCGTGTAGGACGCGATGCGATGTCGCACAATCTCATGCGACACACCGCGGTCCACCACGAACTTGACCGTCGCGGAGAGGTGCTCAATGACAGACTCGTGCTTCTTGTCCAGAATCATTCTCACGAAACGGGGCGCGGAATCCTCGGTCATCTTGTCCTCGGACTTCCACGCGAGCCGACCAATTCGCTCCAACATCCGGAGTGGGTTCTCATTCTCCGGAATCTCTGATATCAACGTTGCATGAGCCTTGATGATTTCCATACTATTCCTCAAAGATGAACAAACGATGTGCGCTCAACTCCCGCACAGACAAGTTCACTTCACGTCGAGACGCTGGTAGCATCATGGCCTGTTCGTAGTTACCCAGTGCCATCAAGAACTCCCGTGTCCGTCGCCCCTGTAATCGCCAATCCACTCGGCCGCGGTAACGTGCTGTCGAGAGAAAGTCCCGAACTGTCATTGCCGCTTGCTGCTCCAACTTGTTCAAAATGGTATCGTTCACCCGTCCCAAGTTCCACGCGATACTAACAAACGCATCAAACACTTCCTGCGGAACGTCTATACCCACAAGCTCCCGCACGATCTGCTCATACGTGGGCAACTGCCGTATAAACTCCGCATGAGCCTCTTCCATCGTGACGCGACCTGGGTACCGTCGTGTTACTCGACGGCCGTTCCACGTCTGCATTCCGTATCCGATAGAGTATCCCTTACCATCCCGATATGCCTTCGCGGTGAACGACTCAAAAACCTTCAGAACTTCGATCCCCCGCTCCGACATTGTTTGCTGCGATAACGACCACGTTGTCGTTTCTGGTGGCAACATCACAAATTCTGTGATCTCCAACGGACGCGCCACGAGGAGTTCTTGCTCCTGCGCGAATACGATACCCGATGAAAGTCCACAAACGATGACGCCGACCAGAAGGACACGCGCTAGTAATCCACGCATGTAACCTCCTAGAAATACGAAACCCGGTCGTTGTGATTGGCAGCGCCGGGTCTACGTTGTACCCCATTATGACACGTTCTTCCCGTCTCGTCAACAGAAAAGAACGGCATTTGAGGATGTTCTATTTAGTCGATTGCGCGAGACGCTTCCGGCAAGCCTCTTGGGTTTGCTTTTCTATGCCAGAATAGTTCATGTGCCCAATCGTATTGTTAAAATACTTACGCTCGCCGTTGGGGAGCCGGGCGCGCAAAACATCATGTGCGAATTGCTGTTCCAACTCACAATACGTCAACATACACTGACCAGTGCAAAGGGTGAGAATGCGGAACTCGAAATCGTCCATTCCGCATTCGTCTATTGCCTCGTTGAGAAGTTCGCTAGAACTAGTGTAATCCCGCCAATCAGATTCCTTCGTGCGGGACTTGTTCTTCAGCGTCTTCTTCCGCTTGAAGCGGAACACCTTTTTCCCAATGTAGGACTTCCCAGTGGACTTCTGGGTGATCTCATAGATGAACCCCCGATAGTCCGCCGGTTCAAACTCGCCTACCGCATCGATGTTCCAGTGTCCAGCATCCATGCCTTTACTTATAGGCCGCGCCAGTCGTCGTCCTCGTCCTCTAGAGGTGACTCGTCCACGTCGTCCTCTTCTGGCACAGGCGCTTCTAGGAGAATCGGTTCTCCGCAGAACGGACAGAACGTGATGTCCTCTTTGCTCGTTGTGTAGATCGTCGCGCCGTTACCACATTCCTGGCATTCGATTACTCTCTTGGTCATGTTACGCTCCGCAACTGCCGCCGCGAGTGAGGTCGCATACGTCCGTGGACTCTACGAAAATCTCCCCGACGTGCTTTGAAGCCGTCCGATAAGAAACGGCGGTGATTGGTTGCCCACCACGGGCACCATCCGGATATGTAGTGATTCCCCGGAGCTTGGGAAGGTGTTTGATGAGACGCTGACCGAACTCCTGCATCGTCCCTGTATTGTTGTTCTCGGACCCCCATGCAGGGAGGTTGATCGTGGACGAAATCCCGTGGTCCACGTATCCCTGCACCCATGACTGAAACGCAAGCCGACGCTCGACGTTCTCAAATGAATTGGACAACACGTAGGCGTCCTCAATCTTGTCGGGTTCCACTCCATGCTCTACCAGACGCTTGGCAGTCGGGTCTAGCACATACTGCCAATTCCAAGTGCTTCCCTTGAGATAACGGCGTTTGTAAGCGGCGCAGAAGATGGGCTCAATTCCCGTCGTCGTTTCCGCGATAATACCAATCGTCCCGGTCGGAGCAATAGCACGGGTCTTGATGGGGCGGCTCAACTCCCACTCGTCCGCATACTTGTGAGCAATCTCGGTGCTCGCCGCGTAGGCTTCCAGATACGTACCTAGCTCGTCATCCTTCCCATAAGGCTTCCCCCGAAGCAGCAACCACTCATGCACGCCCATGATACCCAGACCCAGACGTCGATTCTTGGTCCGCATCATGTCTACCTTCGCATAGGGCACGTCGCTGTAGACCGTCCCCGCAAGTAAGAACGCAGTCGCACACTCTAACACGTCCTTGAATTCGTCCAACGAATCGATCCGTGCAAAGTTGATGCTCCCGAGGTTACAGATGTCGGAGTCGTCCGCGCTCGACACCTCTGTGCAAGCGTTCCGGAGCGTTTCCTTGCTATTCTTCCCGGTATCCACGCTGAACCCGGGTTCACCGGTCTTGAGCATCCGTTCAACCACCGCCCAATAGATGCTGTGCGCGAGTGTGTGCTGCGTGTGTTTCTCGTCGTTGTAGGCCTTGAAGAAGTCGTCGTCAAGCTGGACGCTGATATTGGTCCCGTCTAACGTGGCAGGGAAGTTGAAGTCCTTTTCCTTGAGGTCGCGGACTTCCTTGATCCAGTTCTTCGCTTGGATGAACTTGTAACAATCCGGGTGCCGCCAACTTAATCCTGCCCAGATCGCGGAACGTCGGGAACCTCCCTGCATGATTCCCCTTCCTGCTTCGTTGACCATCTGCATAAGCGCCAGTGGGCCCGTCGCGAATCCCCCGGTCTTTCGCACTGGCTTGCCCTCAGCCCGAATCTCGCTGTAGTCCACTCCGATTCCCGCGCCCGTCATGAGTGCCATGCTCGCGTTGTGCATCAACTCCGACCACCCCTCGCGGGAGTCTGTGGCGCGGAGAAGCAAGCAATTCTGCGTCTGGTGAAACGGGCGTCCGGACGCATAGAGGTAACGTCCTCCCGGTAAGAACTGTCGCGCCTCAATTCGACGCTGGATGTTGTCTACAAGTGACTTTGGTGCATCAACCGAGTGCATCACACTCTTGGTAACTCTCTGTGCGATTTCCTTCCACGACTCCTTTGACCCATCGCGCTTAAGATGACTATACTTGTGCAGCATAACATCCATAGCGAACGCTGACATCTCGGTGGACATATTAGGACTCATTCGTTTCCTTCCTGATTCTGTGCTTGTTTATGTTTTCTGGCCGCCGATATTTTCGCACGGGTTTCTGCGGACCGGGTCCGACCAGTTTGATATGCTGATATTTTCGCACGGGTCTCCAAAGAGCGTTCTCGGCCAAGATGAGGATTTTTGCATCCTTTCTTTGCCACAGAAATTTTTGCACATGTTTCGGCGGACCGGGTCCGACCAGTTTGATATGCCGACACTTTTGCACGACTTTCGGGAGACAACGACTTTCCTAACCTCGCCAAACGCATCTTTGCGCGGACTTCGGGCGAACGCAGTATTTCTAATCGGGTCTGCTCGGCCTCTTCCGTCATCCTCGATAACAACAACCACGCCAATTTATCTTGCAACTTTCCATGCTGTTCGTAGAGTAACCGGTCCGCCTCAGCATGAGCAGGCACAGTCAACTCTACAAGATTAGTCGGGTCATCAGTGCCTCCCGCGTAGCGAGGGACAATGTGGTGTTTATGAAGCATTAGATTTTCCAGCGTTGGTATTCTAGCTCTGCGCGAAGACCTTGATACGTGTGCTTCTGGATTGTTGCGTTCACGTCAATCCCCTCTAGCACCATATCGTTGATGTCATTTGGATATTCACGGGGCCAGATGACGATTCGTTCCCGTAGTGAGATGGCCTGACGCATGAGCCGTGCGACTTCTTTGTTCCGAGGTTCGTTGTCCCACACGAATACGCGAGCGTCCCGTGGGTCCATGACTTTACGCTCTTCCATGATGTGCGTGACACCCATCAGGTCGGAGCTACACGCGGCTAACGCATTTGGCACGAACAGAGAATCCAGCGGACCTTCTACCATATAGGTGGTCTCTGCCGGACTCCACTTGTCTAACCCGAACACTTTGAGCGGTTCTCTCTCTGTCCACTTGTAGGTAATGTATTCCTTGCGCGTGAGCAAACGGAACTGCGCTCCATACCAACCCATCTGTGCCGCAGTCAGTGAGAGTGGCAACACCAAGTATGGTTCGCCGTCTTTCACCTTCGCCGCCTTGTCCTCTCCGACGAGCGTAGACAAATATGTATAAGCGTGGATTGTTGCCCAAAGACGCGACAACTGCGCTATCGGAATCATCCGTTTCCGTGCGTAGAGTAGCACGGGATATAGAGGGTGGTCCGGACGGGTTAGGCCGGGTTCTGAGAGAGGTTCTAGCATCCCCCCGGGTCTCGGGAACTGCATCACCGACGCACCCCTGAAAGCGTCTAGGAACGATTCCTCGTCACTCTTCTCCGACTGCCGCGGTTCCTCTTTCAGCTTCTCCAGCATGTATTCATCAAACAGCCGACGACTGGCACGTTTGAGAAACGCGGAGAACGGCAGTGCTACGCCACAATTATGGCACTTGTAGATAAGGGTGTTGGTTTTCGGGAAACAGTATCCGCGTGCCTTGCGTGTATTCTGCTCGGAATCTCCGCACAACGGGCAGCGAAAATTGAAGAGGTGCGGATGCTTCTGGACGTAATGGTCCAATGATGGGGACAACAAACGCAGGTATTTTTCGTCAAGCCACAAGCTCATAGCAAATAGTATACGGGTCTAACAGGAGAAAGTCAAGCTACTTCTCGGTTTTGGTTGCGACCGTCCCCGAAATGGCATCCACAATCTCAAACTCCTGAGAGACAAACGACTGCCGAATGACACGGAATGGATTGACTTCCAACGCAGTGGTATAGTGAATGTGATACACACCCGACGGCACAAATGCAGGCACACCGATGGTCAACTCCCGACTCTCACATCGTTCCTGAATGAGATAGCCGATTGGGGGTGCGATAGGAAAGATGTATCCCTCAGGGCTCTGCATTTCCATCTCTCGGGATACACTGATCGGGAGCGGTAAATCTTCGTCTACACAATACTGCACGTTGTAATGCAGAAGCGCTCCTACTTGCACAACAGCAGGCTCGACTTTGAACGGTGCGTTCACATCATACAGGCCTCTATAAGGACGCACCAACCAAACTGTGACGAGCGAAATGAGGAAAATGGCCGCAACAATAGTAGCCCACGCTCCCCCGTAAAGAATCTTCATAGTCGGCTTCACGGAACACCCCTTATTTGGTAATGACAGCGGCATTGTGCACCACCAGTGCTAATAGGCCGCCAATAACGGAGGTGAGGACCATAATAATGAATCCCCATACCAACCGCTTGATTTGATTATGCTCTACTTGGAGCGCCACGAAGTCCATCTTTTTGACGAACTCCTCTTCCGTATCTTTGATGACACGCTGTAACTGAAGCTCAATCGTGACCAATCGTTTTTCGAGGTTATCGGGTATCTTCACGCACACGGACTGAGCGATGGCCCGCACTTCTTCAACGGACTTTCGTAGACCTGCACGTTCTTCGGATGCGGTCAACTGCAACGCATGATACTCATCCGTGAGCTTCTGGACTTGACTAACAACCATATCAAGGTCCTTTTGTATTGCTCCATATTCGCGTGGTTCAGTCATGGGACAACCTGTTCCTGTTTTCCAAGTAACGCCTTACTCTTCTCAAATGCTCGCGAGCCAAACCAAAATGCAAGCACTGCGGCAAAGAGGCTTTCCGTACCTTCGTCCCAAATCACAGGAAGCAATTGAATTACCGGTGTATGATCAACCAGAATCCCGTGATAGAACCCCTTGATTTTCACAACCAGAAACAGAATGAAGAATCCATACGTCACTACCGGACGCACGGTGTAGCGCAACGTGTCCCACAGTCCTAGTAAAAATCCTGACCGCGAAACGATAGCAGGCTCTCCGGACTCTGCGACGACATCGGAAATCTCATCCTCGTCGGCAGGAATTCCAGGTGCAGCAACCTCTCCTTCAACAGGAACAGCAATCTTGACGTTCCCCGACCGAGCGATAGCGACCCCTTTAGACGCGGCCTCAATCTCTTGTGCTTGCGACTCGTGGGTAGCTCTGTGAGTGAAGTAGGCCTCGATGATTTCAAACAGCTTTGGGAGCACCGCCGCCATGAAACCGAGTATTCCGCCTACAATTGTTCCCCACATACCCGCGTCCATTCTGTCCTACTGACCAGCCTTCTTGCGACGGAGAAACCACGTCATCGCACCTGTAGCTTGGTCCTTCAGGATGATATCCGACTTTCTCTGTGTTCTTCCATGCTGACGAATCTCTTCACCCGTCTCATCCTCTCCAACGTATTTACTATACCGATGGTACCGATTCTTTCCGAACCGGGACTTCATCCACTTGTCTGTGTCCACCTCAAAGACAGGGGCGCCGGCGAACGTCTCTCGGTCTTCATCCAAACCCAGTGCGTCTAATGTAGCGCGAACAGCTTCCCGGTCCATCTCTTTTGACTTGTCGGAGAGCTTGTGGTAAGGGACCATGTAGTCCTCTTTCCCATCCGGAGATTTGTGCTCCGTCTCTCCTGCTTTCTTCTGGTTCTCCACCCAACGGTTGTGAACCTCTTTGGCTGCCTTTTCGATCTCCGCGTCCGACGCCTCGGCCACCTGCTCCCCACCCTCAACGGGCTTGGGCGCCCGATCCCACTCGTAAACAACTCCGTGGTCCCGTAGGAACTGACGAAGGCGAACAACCGCTCCCCCACCAGACGATTTGGCGGCCGCGAGGAGTCTACGAAGTTGTGGGAGGTCTTTCTCGGGCCAGACATCTAACGCAGCAGTCGCGTTCGCAATGACAGCGCGGGAGTCCCGGTCGCTCATCGCCTTTCCTTTGACCCAGTCCCCGATGCTCTCCGTCCGGACATTCAATCTGTCCAATTCTCGGTTGAGCACCTGGTCGTGCGCGGAACGCTTGACGCGAAGTGTGCCCGTCACGAAGTATTTGTTGACGAGCATATCTTTCAGTTCCGCATACGCATCAGCTACTGAGGCCTTGTTCTTCGTCTCTACACCGAACTTCGTGAGTCCACCGGCGGTGGGAACAAACGTCTTGGCAACGTAGTAAGTAACAAGTCCGCCATTCTGTCCGCTCGTCCGAATGCGCTGGAACTCAATCTCCAGCGGCCCCACGGGACGACGATTGGTGGGGCTGTAGCGCACGCGCGAAACTTCGTCCTCTTTCAAGTCCTCGGGACGCTTGTTCTTCTTGGTTTTGGTTGTTGCGCCGCCCAACGGGGAGGGACCCGGAGGCTCCCCGAACTTGCTCCCCGGAGGTTGCCCGATTCCCGCGACTCCACCGGCACCAGCAGACATTGCGGGTGCGTCCTCAACAAACTCTTGGAATCGCTTGAATCGCTTATCGTATGACATTAGAGTGCCTGTAGTTTCGCGAGTAACTTCTCGTCCAACGGAATCAGTTCCGTGTAAATGTCCGCTCCGTCTATTCCTGGTACCACGTCGGGGAGCGTGCCCATATACGTCATAACCGCTTTCAACACCCGATACATCCGCTCATCATTGCACTTGAGAAACAGGAGTCGCGCTGTAGCCGGGGCCCCGAACACATTGTTCAGGAGCACCAAATGATTCAACATCAGCCGCTCACTGATACGTCCTGTCTGCACATACCGACGACAAAGACGCTTGACATACTTAAGACGCTTATAATCCTCGATGAACTCCTCTTCATCCAAACATTGCGGATTATCGTAACACCTCATCGCATACAATAAGCTATTCTTCAGTGTCAAATTCTCAAATGCGAGCATAGAGTTATTCCGGCCCCACGTCCGATGCGAGCAGCCAATAGTCCGTCCCATTGACTTGAATCTTCAACGTGTGCGTAGCCGCGGCCGCGTTCGCGGTAGGTGATAGAATCGTATCCACATTCGCGGATGCGTTTGCGCTCACGTTCGCGGTACCCTGTAGTCCTATGTCCAATAGGTAGGCAGTCGTGAAAGTCGCGTTCGCGCCGACCGTTTCCTTGATACCCAGGAACGCAACAGGAGACGTGCATCGCGCATGAGAAGTGTTCGCAATCGTATGGTTGATAATGACCCCATACGCATTGGTAGACCCAACAGCGTTGTTCCCGGCGTCCAGACGCGCCTCAACAGCGGCCTGCACTGCAACAGAGTTAGCGACAACGTTCGCAGTAAAACGGAACGCAGACGATTCAGCCGTCGGAAGTGCAATCTGTGTGTTGGAGAGGAAGTTCTTGACCTGCACCTTGTAGTTCGCCGCGGCGCTCGCGGGCACCACATTCGCGACCAACAATAGCAGGTCGTCCCCGATGATAGGAACTAGTCGCTCCCCTAATGCTGTGATTTTCTTGTCTGCCATGTTTAGGTCTCGCTCGGTGGTTCTGCTGGAGGCTCCGGAGGCGCAACTTGCACACTCAACAATGACTCAAACGCGAGAATCGCTCCGTTGATCATGTGCTGCTGTGCTTGCACGACCTCTGCCTGACGCTCCAACTCCTGTAACTGTCTCGCGGCTGATGCGGCCTGCCCCCGATAATTCTCGATGGCAGCTCGAATCTCTGTCTCTGTGAACACTCTCAACACGTCCTGCTTCTCGTCACTCATCTTATACTCCATAACGCTTCATGTGCGCTTCAATTGTGCGGACTACCCTGTCCACCCCATTTCCACTTGGTATGTATTGGATACCAACACCGCCCGCCGCCTCCCATTCCTTGATGTTCTTTCCCAAGTCGTCAATCAAGATGTTCGGCGTGCCGTCCTTTTGCTTCGCGTAGTTCTTCTTCTCGTGACGCTGAACCGCGAGCACCTTGGGGTTCCCCCCGAGGTTCTCTCGCGCCCACGTTGACTTCCCGATCCCTGCGGACTTCCACGACGGTGGAACAGCCGTCAAGAGGTCCGGACTATAGGGTGCGAGGGCACCCCAAAGCTCTCTCGCGTGGGGCAACATCTCTAGGTCCATCCAAAATGTTGGCCACTGGTACTTGAGGTGCCCCCATTCGTCGCCAGAAATGACGATCCAGTTGGTAATCTCTTTCCCCGTGAACTCCTTCCAGCCCCCATTGAAGTCCGCCAGCACACCGTCCATATCACAATAGACCTTGGGCGTCATTCTTTCTTTCCCTTGAACTCGCTGAACTTCTTCACTTTTGGTGTTTCTTCGTCCTCGCCCTCGTCGGACTCCGGAGCCTTCTTACCAAATGGTGGTTTACCCTTGCTCTTGTCTTTCCCGCCGAAGGGAGACTCCTCGGAATCGCCTTCTTGCTCGTCACCTTCTTCGCCTAGCTCGTCCTCAAAGTCCCCCTGACCTACGAACTTGCTACCGCTAACATGATCGGCGGGCTTGATCTTGAAAATCTTCCGCTCACCCTGGCCCAGCATTTGTGCGTTCCCCTGGGCCTCTTTCTGCTCCTCTTCGGGTGACTTAACGGGGTTGTCCTGTTCCTCGTCCGTTTCCTCTTCGCCGCTCTCTAGCTCGTCCTCGTCCGACTCGTCGGAAACGGGAGGCTGTGATAGCGATTCAGTGTCATCGGATTCGGTTCCGGTGATCTTCTTCTGCTTGAGGTCCTCTTTCGACTTCTTGGCATCCGGAACCTTGGGTGTTTCCCCCTTGTCTCCAGTTTCAACATCACTGGATGTCTGTGCGCCAATAGCCGCTCCACTCCCACCAGACGCCACCGTTGTTGAGGTCGTCGGGGTGGACGGAGTAGCACCCTGCTTCTTCTTCGCTGTTTCGTTCTGCTTGTCTACCTCATTATTGTAAGCGGTGAACGTGAGCATGTCTGGATAGAACTCGACGTAATCAGTATCGTCGTTATACTTGTCCTCCAATGCGGACATCACGTCAGCGTCCGCTTGCGCTCGCATGTTCTTGACCTTCTGCCGTTCGGCAGCCTCTTCCTCCGCTTTCTGTCGCTGAATCTCCGCTTCCATCTCCGCTTGCTGCTGTTCATACTCTTGTTGAGCACGAATCGCTTCGGCGTCCATTGGACCCTGCTGCCCAAAAGCACCGCCCGGACCAGCACCCTCGTCTTGTTCGGGTTGACCGAACGGCGGCTGTTCACCGTCTTGTTTAGGGGACTTTGGCCCGAACGGCGGCTGCTTTGCGGGCCCTGCAGGCTTGGATGGGGTCAGGCCTTTCTCTGGTGTGCCCTGTTCCCCGAATGATGGCTTGGGTTTCTTGGGACCAACACGATTCCCGAAGGGAGACTTGTTACCTCCCTGCGGGGGTCCGTTCTTTGAGGGAGGCCACGCCTCCCCCAAGAATGTAAGGAAGTTGTCCATGACGACTCCGCGTTATACGGTCACGGTGAACGTGTTGGCAACGATGATGCTGTTCGCAACAACCCCACCAATTGAGTTCTTGATTCCGTCCCATCCCGTCAACACAGATGTGGTGTTGATTGTGTAGATGCCGGCGTTCACGTTGTTGAAATCGGTCACTGCTGACTGGAACACGAGGTTGCCAAGCGCCAAGTTGCTCGCCGACACATTGAGGGTGCACACGAGGTTGCCGTTGGTCGCATTCGCGTCCGCAATAGCACGCAACGTGATGGCCTCAGAGTTGCCTCCGAGCACCAGCAATTCGTTGAAGTCCAGTGCAAATCCAATCTGTCCGTTGACAGAGCTGTTCGCGGTACCCACGCGCAACGTCGCAACGTGAACTGGCTTCTCCTGGTAAATCGGAATCGACAAACTGAATGACGACGGAATTCCGTTCGCCACGTCATTTGCGTTACCCGCATCAGAGATGCCATCCCAACCAGACACGACAGAGGTGCTGTTAACAACCAACGAGTTGGCTGCGTAGCCCACCTGTGCGAGTGTGAAGCTCTGATTGCTGAACACCACCTTACCGCTTGAAAGGTTGCTGGCCGCTGAGTTGTAAGATGCGGTGACGTTCGAGTGGCTTGCATTTCCAGAAATGAGCTGCAACGTCGGGGTACCCGACACAGTTACCGCTTCGTTGAACCCCACCACCACATGTAGCGCCTGCGATGCAGCATTGACAAGATACATTCCAGAAATGGGCGTATATGTCAACGATCCGATTGACGAATTTCCTAGCTTCGTCGTCAAGTTACTGAGTGCAACGATGACCTCGTCACCCCACGGCCAACGGACAGTCCATCCCCCACCCGTCGCGAAACAATTCGCGTATCCAACGTATTCAGAGACCCACGGCCAAGTAGGTTTCCGTTCGTCTGTCTGATCTGCGCCCCAATTTCCCTTTGACATGTGAATCTCCTAAGCCTATCTTGTAGGCGATGCTGCTGGTTTTTCGCCGGTCTTGATTTTGTTCATATCGTCTCGGGTCCGCTTCGCAAGCTCGCGTTGCTTTGCTTGGAGGAGTTCCTGAGCCTGGCGTGACTTGAGCATAATCTCTTGCTGTTTCTGGTTCGCCTTGAGGCGATCCACCTCGGACGGGGGCTTGAGTCTCACATCCGTCTCCATGATGTCAATCATACTCTGAATCATTCGCCCCGGTGTGACGACTTCAATCACATCCCGCGCCAATCCGCGTTTCAACATTCCTACCGTCGTTAGCTGATTCACGCTGTCCTCAGACATGATGCGCGAATGCTTGTCGTAGACATAAACTGTCGGGACAATCTCTGCCGATTCCAAAAGTCCGTGGACACGCTGGATGGTCAAAAATGACTCGTTCCGCACGTCAATCGCAAACGGAAGTTTGGAACTCAACAGCTTGGTATAACGAGGGCTGTTGAGCAGGATGTCCCGTGGCGTCACCGTGAGCATGGTGGTGTGTTCCTGCACGGCTTCCGCCAGTCCCGCAGTTGCGGGTCCATACAACAAAAATGCTCTCTGTGTTTGCGTCGATTCTGTGAGCTTCATATGGTCCCGCACTGTGTTGAACAAATGTCTCGCTAACGCCGGCTTGGAAACTCCCTGCCGGAACGTCTCAAAGTCATTGGCGACAGCGGCTGCCCGCATCTTGCTTGCGGACATTCCCGCGACCCCTTCAGCGTCCGGGTCGCGGCCGCCGGGAACTGGAATCACCCCATACTCTTTCAGGATGATGTCCGTTCCTTTCTTTCCCTTCAGCTTCACATACTTGCTCAGTACCATGAAGTCTGCAACTCTATCGCTTCCCACGACGACCCATACTCTGTCGTATCCAGCCATAGAACACGCCATCAACGCATCTACAGGCGTCTTGACCCGCGTGTCGCTGCTGAAGTTCACGTCCGGAAACAGACGCTCCAAGAAGTCCACCTTCACGTCAAACGGAAGCGGATTCTTCGGTTGCACCCGCGTTCTGGGTGTCACGACATCATGCGACTGTGACGGAAAAACCAATACGTCCGCTTTCCGCTTGGCTGCTTCCTTCTTCACGAAGTCTAGCAACAGCCTGTGCCCCGTCGTCGGCGGGTTGAAACGTCCGAATGCGATAACGATCCCTTTGTCCATAGTCCCGCCTGCCTGTATTTAGGCTATTTCCATTCCTTCGGCACGGTGAAGTTCAGTCGGGAGAACTCTAGTCGGTCCACGAGCTTGATTGCTTTGCCACTGTGAGCGACCGCAACGAATCCCTCGGGGCCCGTCACACTATATCCCGTAGGAGTAGAGACGAACGATGCCACTTTGGACGCTTGGCCGAGCTTACGGACAACAACGTTTTTGCAACGAGCGATAGCTGAGTGAAGCGCGAACCAATTCACCAAACCGGTCCGGATGCTTCGTATCTGCGTTAAGACATCCCCGAACTTCGCCCGAGTCGCTTCCTTCCCCTTGTCCGACTTCTTAATTGCCAATTCCTTGTCCTCAAGCTCCGCGAGATAGACCTGGAACGCAGCGACCGCCTGTTCCGGAGCAAGGGACTTATTTTGCCGAACTTGAGCATTGATGAACTGCTGGAGATAAGCGTGTAGGGGCTCTGACAGAATGGTCGCATAGACACGCTTGTCCAGACGACCCCAGGCGGCCGCCTCATCGAACGCGAGGTCGAAATCCGCTTGTTCCTGGGCGGTAAACGTCACCGTTCCCGAGAGGTCGTCAAACTTCGCGTCCAGAATCACAACATCCGAACCAGGACGCATCGTAGAGAACGCACCAGGAGTGATGGGACCCGCGTTGTATTGCGCGAGCGTGCCCCGGCCGGTATACATCGTGTGGACGACAATCCCGAACTGCGAAGCCGCAATCCGACGACCGAGGTCGCTATTCTGGTCGACCGCGTATGTGATGGTGTTGGGACGAAAGGTGAGATACGTAACGCCGTCAATGGTCTGGACCGCGATAGATGACCGCGTGTAGAGCGCGTCCCCCTGAAACACGCCCTTTGGCTTGGACGCACCAAGCGTGTTGAACGCCAGGTGCATTGTCTCCGCGAGTCCTCCACTCCAGTATCCGTCGATGTCCGCATGGGACTTCGCGAGCTTGGGGGTCTTGGCGAACGCTCCCTTCGTCGCGACGAAAAACTTACCGTCCTCAGGGTCCTGCCCGAAAATAATAGCGGGCGCCCCGTCCCATTTGACTGAAACGTTGAGCGCCCGGGAGACCGTCCCGCCGTTCAAAATGCGTCCGAACTCACGTAGAATAGTCAACGCAAATGTAACACCAGAAGGACCGTCGTCCAAAATCACATCCTCAAGGTGCGTCAGGTGTGTATTCTTCGCCTCCGACAGCATCTCTGGCGCTGCCGTGAAGTCAGCGAATCGCCGAACTACACCAGCTTGGGAAGCGCCAGCTTCGTATAGAAGTCCCCCGTCTGTGTCATCGCGTGGTACCATTGCTTGACCTTCCGTCTAAAATGCGTTCGCGCCGGATGTCCGACCTCAAACGTGGACAAGTAGTTCTGATACGTCGTCCACACCGCTGTGTCTTCGTTCACCTGGTTCGCCTGTCCAATCGCTTGCTTCAACGTCAATCCCGGCCACCACATCAACAACTCCAGCGCCGCGTCATGAGCATACGCTTCCAACTCATCATAGTCCGAAAAGTATTGCTTCTGCTCCGCTGCCTGTTCGTCGTCCGCGGTCCGCACCTTAAACGTCCGGGCCATTACGTCTGGACCCCGGTCAATGTCCTGATAGCGGTGCACCAACTCGTGCGCGACTCGCTCCCAAAAGTAATAGCGCCGACGAGCCCAGATCGTCGGTGTAATCTTGATCCGATGAGATTCTGGATGCGGATGCCAGATAATCCGAATGTCCGCATCGCTGTCCTTCTCGGGAAGTAAATCTTCCGGGTACCAAATTCCGGACACTGCCGACGACCCCTTCGGGATCGTAATGTCGTCCTGAATTTCGTTGACGACGTTGAACTGCGCCGTCACAGTATTTAGCCGCCGCACGAAAGCCCCGAGATTCATCTTGCGTGTCTCGTAACACGCAGGCATTCTCGCGGGCATGATGGCATTCACGGGTTCGAGCATCATATCCATGTCCCTGATAACACGCCGGTGGAGGTTATGGATACGCATTGAGGTCCCTATTCGTCGTCTTGGGCGACCCCCTGCTTTCTCAGAGCTTGTAGGGGACGCCTCTTCCGTTTGTTGAACGTCTGGAACGTCGCGGATGGTGAATTCATCGTGCTCGGGGGTGGATTCACTGACGATGCTAATTGTGCCGAAGTCAAGTCATAGAGCTTCATCCGGTCAGTGTCAACCCCGACAAGCTGTTGACCAAACGTCTTCTTCTTAGCATATCTATTCTTCATCTCCACGACGGCTAACTGACCGAGCTTTGCCAAATCCTCGGTAGAGACCAAAGCGAACATGAAATCAGCAGTTTGTGGGATTCCCCACGACTCCCCGACGTTCTCCAAACCCGGATCGCTGGACGAGTATCCCTCGCGGTTGAACTGTGCCGCGCTCCAAATCGGCACACCAAACTCAACACCCAATCCCCGGAGTTCTTCTGCCACAAACTTGTAGAGGGAAAACGAGTTGACAGTCGTACCCATCTTGATACGGGACGACGCGCAAATCGTGATGTAATCAATCATGATGACATCCGGCACGAAGTTCTGCTTCAACTTCAACTCATGAAGCAACGCCCGAAAGTGCCCACAATGCGCTTGCCCTGTAGGATACTCTTTGATAATGAGTCGTCCTGTTGTCATACTCCGGATGGTATGAATCTTACGAATATAGTCCGTATGTGGGAGGTCATGTACATCGTCAATCGGGAGATTCATGAGGTTGGCGTCCACACGTTCTGCGATACGCTCCTCCGCCATCTCCATTGTGATATACAGGACATTTTTACCCAAACGAAGATACGTCGCAGCCTGGTGCACCAGGAACAACGACTTCCCGACGTTCGTACCCGCCATGACCACGTTGAGCGTCTTCTTCGTCACGCCCCCGCGAGTCATGGCATTGAACACCTCAAGGTCGAACGGCAACTTCGTCTCTGGTTTGTGGTAGAACTCGTAACGCGCATCCGCATCGTTCACGAGGTCGTGTCCGATGTGATTGTCGAACGACACCGCGAGCGCAGACTTCATCACATCCGGAATCGCGTGCCGTGTCTTATTCGGATCGTCCATCAGCCGGATGCACTCCTGCAATCCGACGTGAAGTGCCCTGTCCTGACAGAACTCTTCGGCCTGTTCCAGCAACCACGGGTCCTGGTCGTGCGACAGCGGGACTTCCGCCTCAACCTCCGCCAAGTCCGTGAGTGCTTCCTTTGCCTCCCGTTCCGTGAGCGTCTTGACGGAATCTAGCCCAATCTTGATAGCAGCAAACTGTGGTACCGCGTGGAACTTCTCAAAGAACGCATGATACAGTCTGTAGATGGTTGCTGCCCCCGGAGTGAAGAAATACTCTTCCTTCAGGTATGGAACAACCCGCTCCGCGAAGTCCTTCTTATCAAACAGTTGCCGCAAGATGGTTCGTTCTAGCGGCTGCATCAATCGCCTTTCGGTGCTTCCCCTACAATGTAACTCAACCACGCCACGAGGACTTCCGCGGTGAAAACGTCAAACGCCTCATCCGCCTTGAATCCCTCTGGTGCCGAATAGATGGTCGTCTCAAAGTGACACGGGACCATGTTGTCTGGTCCCTGTTCCTCGTCAATGCTGAACTTCGTGAATCCAAATACGACGCCCTTATAGGGACCGTCCTGAATCTCCAGTCCTAGCTCCGCTGTGTCTGTAGAATTGGGCTGCCAAATACGGGGAATGACACACCCGAGAATCGCCTGTTCTGGTTTACTCTTCACTGTCCACCGCCTCGTCCGCACTGGCGCCAGCGGTATACGTGAACCTGGGCTTCATGTATTCGTCTAGCTGTTCCAGTAGCTCCCGCGTGAATACTGTTTCCGGCTTGGCGAGAATCGCCTTCTCAAAGACCTTGCTACCGTCTGGTAACTCATAACGTGTGGAAACCTTCTTGATGAGTCCTGCCTCAACAGCAAAGTCCAGTAGTCCGTAATAACGGTCCAGACCTCCGTTGAACAGGATACGCACGTCTACCTTCGTGTTCTCACGGGACAGACGCGACTTCTTGACATGCACATGGACAAGGATGCCCACGATGTCGTCCCCGACCTTCTCTTGCTTCTTGGAAAGCATCACGATGGTATCAGACGCATACTGCGCTCCGCTACCACCCGCCATCGTCTTGGTCGGCATGTATGCACCAATCTGTGCATAGACGTGATTGGTGACGATGAATGGGACTTGCACCTTGGCGAGCTTCAGACGGATGAGACGGAATGTGCCCTTGATGACGCCGGGCTTCGTCATGTCCTTCGTATCCTTTTCCTCTGCAACGTCCGCCATTTCCTTACGAGACGGGAGCATCGAGAGGGAGTCGAGCACTAGCAACAGCGGGAATCGCTCGTCCTTTGGGATCTCCGCATACTTGTCCAGCAACTTGACCGCAGTATTCCGGAACCCTTCAAGCGAATCCGGCTCCGACTTGGCTACACGCTTGGGGTCGATCCCTCGCGCTTCCATCATCTGGTTGGTGACGGCTGATTCCGTGTCAAAATAGAAAACGCGCCCGTCCTTGTTCTGCGCAAGCCATTGCTTGACGAGTCCCAACGCGAAGAACGTCTTGCCCGTCGCGGGGTCTCCGGCGAACACGACCGCCTTGTTATTCGGGAATCCACCAAAGATGCTCCCCGACAGCGCCGCATTCAGCACATAACTGCCCGTGTCGATGTATCCGGAGAACTCCGACGATGCGAGCCCATCTGCCGCAATCGTGGTATCAGGGTCCCCTAGATCGTCCACGAACGTTTTGAAAAAATCCTTTGCCATTCATAACCTCCAACAGCATCATAACACACCTCCTGTTATGATGCAAGCATAATATTAGTCAAACAACGAGGCCGTCTTGACTGTTGACCACCCCGCGCAGGACAGAATTGCCTCCAATGGTTCTACCAGTGCCTTCTCAAACATCGTATCGTAATCCAGCCATTTCTCAATGTTCCACTCCGGCGGACATCCCTCGGGAGCAGACATCACATGCACACGGAAAGGATTCGGTACGCGGAGATACGCAAAGCGAATCTTTTCTCCCTCATGCACAGGTTCATACTCTTTGGCCAATCCCATCCGCTCCAGCGCCTCGTTGAACGCAATCGCGCCCTTGACATGAATTGGTACACTCTTGTCCCGTCCGCTATACTTTTTCAGTCCGTTGACGGAACGAGGAAATGCGATGTCTTCAAAAGCCGCACCTACAAATTCAAGTCGCGCCTTTGTAATGTAGTCCCACACATCCTGTTGCGTCCCCGTCATGAACAGCTTCACGGCGTGAGTAATCATGTCCCGGCAGATCGCTGGTGTGCTGGACTTGATCGCTTCAACCCCCATGATCTTGAGCTTCGGTTTCGCGTAGCGGACGCCCTCACTATCAAACACGTTCAGAATGTAACGCTTCTTTGCCGTCCATACTCCCTTGTCCGCAATGCTTTCCCGCACCATTGACAGACACGGGACCGCAACATTCAAATAGCTCGCCAGTTCATTCAGGGACTCCGTAATGCAGGGTTCAATCCGCTTCTTGCAGATTTGGTCCAGCATCGTCACGATATCGTCCTTGCTGGCGTCCGGATGCGTCTTACTCCACTCGCGGACTACCGCACTCATACGGACATAGATAGAATCCGTATCCGACGCAATGATATAGTCCTCTTTCGTCTTAAAGATACGATTGAGCAACGCATTCACATCCCGTGCAACCCAACGAATAGTCAACTGTCCCGTGAGCGTCACCGCCTCTGCCATGTCCGTGTCATAGAACCGAAAGTAAGCGGAACCCAACGCACCATACGCGGAGTTGAGGTTCACTTTGCGAACCAACTGCTGGTTATTCGCCGCGGAAATTTTCTTGCGAAGCTCCGCTTGCTTAACGGGGTCCGTCGTCTTCTCTAACTCTCCCTTGTATTTCTTGGCGAGTCCCTTGAAACGAACACGCTCATCGTAGAGCGTTTTCAGCATATTGGGTAGGAAACCCTCTTGCTCCCGGTCTGTCTCCAGTCCGTTAGCCGCAAGCGCGTGTTCGGAGCCCATAAGGAACCCCGTTGGTACCTTCTTGTTGAGGAAGTCGTCTACCGACCATTCCCCGACGTGGCCACGTTCCCGAATGGATTCCGGGGACAGGTTCCACTGGCGAATGATGTGAGGATACATGGAGGCTACGTCGAACGACACCACCCAGTTGTGGAGTCCCACCAATGGGTCCTTGACGTATGCACCCGCGTATTGCTCCGTCTTCGTCTCTTCCTTGCGCGGGGGAATCTGCTTGCCTTCGGCCCGGAGCCGATGGTAGATCATAATATCCCACAGACGAACTTGTCGGAACGTGTCCGCAAAGTTCGCCTTCGCACCATACGCGAGCGCACACACCAGTTCAATGAGGCGCATCTTCGCGTCTAGCTCTACGACAAGCTGAACGTCCTGCACGTTGTATTCAATAAACTTCTGATGGTCCTGGCGGTAGAGGTTATACAGGGAACGGAACTCCGCATACGAGAGCTTGCGCTTCCCGAGTTCTACATGCGCGATGTGGTCCAGTCGGTAGGACTCCTGCTGCGTGTAGGTGAACTTGCGGTATAACTCGTAGTAATCCAGAATCGCAATACCCTTCACGTCCATGACCGTTTGGTCCCGTCCGTTGAGCGTGACACGCCGATCCTGAATGCGCTCAAAGGGAGAGAGTCTCATCCAGTTCTCTTCGGCGAACATCATCTTCATCCGATTGATGAGATACGGGATATCGTAGAACTGGACGTTCCACCCCGTCACGATGTCTGGGTAATCGTATCCGTCGCTGAAGTCGTCAAGGAACCGCCGGAGCAGTTCGTCCTCGGACTTGCACTTGAGGTATAGCTCGTTCTCTTTCGGTTCGTAGTCCTTCGTTCCGTAGATAACTGTCCCCGTCTTTCCCATGTGCTGCCAAGTCATGGTGATGGCAGTCACGGGATTGAACGGGTCCTCGATCTTGGCGAATCCCTTGACGGGATCTCTGTCCACCTCAATATCAAGGAACCAGACATAGAGCTTGTCCATGTCCGGTTCGATGTCCACTTTCCCGTAGACATCCGACAGCACCATGTATTCCGGTTGGATGTTCCCGTAGACGGGCATCCCCTGTTCTTCCATCGTCTCTAGGAAGTTCTTTCCCTCGCGGATGGAGTCACAGACAGTCGGGCAGAGGGGCACTCCGTCGTACCCCTTCGCGTCATATGCTTCGGAGTCGTCGCCGGGAGTGTAGTAGGTGGGAGTGTATTCTGTCTCCACAAAGACGGGAGCGCCGTCCTTGGCCCGGGCTCGCGCAAAAACACGATTCCCGATGGTCGCCACGGACGTATAGAGCAAGTCCGGGCGAAGCGACTTAAGATACTTCACCTGACGAATAGTATGCTTCATCTGACGATTAGCAGACGATTACTTACTGCCGAGGATCTGGCTCAAGTTCGGAGTAGGCGGGAGCACAATGTCACTCACAAACTGCGCGTAGAGCTTCGCCATCTGGTCGCCGACCTCAACATGATACGCCACGCTCGCGAGCGGAACGTTCACGGACTTGACCTTACCTAGATACGGACGGAGCGGAAGCAATCCCACTCGGTAGTTTCCGTTCTGCTGGTCCTGCCCGATAGTGGGCATCACAGGGCTCTCGATCCGGAGCGTCTGCTTCGTCTGGTCTAGAAACACTCGCCCAATGATGTCCTCACCAGACATGAGGTGCACATTCTGAACTCCTAGCTCCACCGATGTTACAAACAAATCACTCATTCGTAAACTCCCAAAGTAAACATCCGAAATTCCATAACGCGACGAGCATACAGCCCGCGACTCACCACAAGCTGCTTCGTTCTCGGGTCACGCACCTTACTCCACCGTGTGAAGTAATCTTGCACGACGGGTTGTCCTGCCCGAATCATTTTGAGCAACGTGGACGTGAGAAATCCACCACTTCCTACATTATACGTGAAACTGACGAGAGAGTCAAACTGATTCTGCGTGATCGGCAGTCCATGAAGCGACTTCGCAACAGATTCCACCGTGTCT